TCCGTATACAGCGAACCCAGGAAGCTGGAAGGAAATGCGGAAGGTGAAGACCATCAAACGAGATGACTAGGAGACTCCGACAATGGACGAGGAACTCTTTGAACTTATCGCTATAGCCCCTAGCCTCTACCCTGGCCGCAGCTTTCACGTAACCAATTGGCCTAGTGGCGATGTCAAGCTGTTCAAAACATGCATATCTGAACAGCACAATGCACTGGCTAAGCGGTTCGGCGTGGACAGTTATCATCACCTAAAAACTGACGATTGGATATGTCCACAACGTAGCATCGAGGAAGTCTTGAGGGGCATGCTTCCGTACTTAGTAAGAGCAGGCAAGTGGTACGATGTCTTGAAAGCACTACAAGTAGCCTGCGCAGCTGGACAAACCTGGGCCTGTGAACTAAGGCAAGAGATGCTAGGGAGAAGGAAGGGGTGAAGATAATCAACACCGACGCCATCGATCCCCAGTCCCTCAAAGCCCACGAGAGGGACTGGGTCTACAATGGCCTGGACTGCTGCGTGACGCTGGAGGTCCTGGACGTCCTCCTGCCCCAGCTCGACCCCCACACTGCCGCTACCTACCAGTTCTCCCGCGACCTCCAAGGCCCATGCCTAGAGATGTCCCTACGCGGAGTGAGGGTCGATGGCTACAGGAAATCCAAGGTCATCGACGCCTTCCTAGACCAGCTGGAGGTCCTTGAGGAAAGGCTGGAGAGGATCGTCAACGAAGGAGTGGGGATGCCCCGCTTCAATTGGCGTTCCTACCCTGACCTCCAGGATCTATTCTACCGCCGCCTAGGCCTACCTGCGGTTCGTAAAAAGGGAAGGGTAACGGTGGACCGTGGGGCACTTGAGAAGCTCCAAGGCTACGTCGTCGCCGCCCCCATCATCAAACACATGACCGCCATGCGAGATCTCCACATGAAGATCTCCAAGCTCAAATCAGGAGTAGATCGTGATGGAAGAATACGTGCATCCTACAACATTGCTGGAACTTCTACTGGTCGTCTTAGCAGTAGCTTTAATCAGTTTGGTTCTGGCACCAATCTTCAAAACGTGGAGGAGTCCCTCCGGACGATCTTCATCGCGGACGAAGGAATGAAGCTGGCTAAGTTTGATGCTAAACAGGGGGAGAGCTTCTGTGTGGGTGCTATTGAGTGGAACCTATTCGGTGATCCTACCTACCTCAACGCCTGTGAAAGTGGTGATCTCCACACCTACGTCAGTCGTCTATGCGAACCTAAACTCGGATGGACTGGCAACCTCCGGGAGGACAGAGCTATCGCCGAACGACCTTACTATCGACATCATTCGCTACGGAAGCTCTGTAAAAGTATTGGTCACGGTACCAACTATAGGGGAGGACCGAAAACGCTGAGTGCTCTCTATAAGATAGACATCCCTGCGATCGCTAAGTTCCAAGGGATGTACTTCAAAACCTTCCCCGCTCATCAAAGGTGGCACGCCAATGTGGCTCAAAGGCTTAGGGACGACGGATATATCATCTCTCTCTCTGGACGAAAGCGATGGTTCTTTGGACGTCGGACTGAAGACGACACTATCCGGGAAGCTATTGCTTTTGACCCTCAGTGTACCCTCACTGACGTCGTTAATAGAGCAATGCTTCGCATCTGGGAAAGGGGTATCGCAAGAATATACATGCAAGATCACGATGCACTCACCTACCAGTACCCAGAAGAACTGGAGGACGAAATCATCCCCAAGATCTTTGCCCTCCTCAAGGAGGAAATCCCACTCAAGAACGGTCGAACGTTAGAGATAGGTTACGATTGCAGAGTAGGCTGGAACAAGGGCGAGTTCTCCAAAGAGAACCCAGATGGACTCAAGGAGTACAACGGCCATGACAGACGTGAACGGACGCCAACAATCAGCATTCTCGATAGGCCATAAGACTTGGGAAACAGTAGGGCATGTACTCTACGTATATCTCAGTCTTTCCCATTGGGGACTGATAGTGATACATGAAATGCGAGTGGAGCCATTTAAGCAACGCGGTGCAGTCTTCGACTTTAATGGGCAGATTGTATCGCAGTCATGAAGTTCAATGGGGCTGGCGCCAGGAGGGTTAACTCTTGGATAGAAGAGTTCACGAAGAGTACTGAGCCCCTGGAAACGCCGAAGATCTTTCGCCGCTGGGCAGGCATCTCCACCATAGCGGCGGTCCTAGAACAGAAGGTATGGATGCAGACCTCGACGGAGCTGTTTCCTAACATCTACACCATCCTAGTCTCCGGTCCCGGCTTGGGAAAGACCAGGACCATCAACGCCGCTACCGCATACTTGAGGGAGATCCCAGAGTTCCACATCGCCCCCACTTCCCTAACCTCTGCCTCCCTGGTCGACGCCCTGATGGAAAGCAAGAGGCTCCTGATCCGTCTCCCAGATGAGCCCCTTGAGTACAACTCCATGCTCATCGCCGCCGACGAGATCGGTGCGTTCATGCACCATGAGGACAAGCAGATCTTCGACATCCTCTCCGCGTTCTACGTGCCGTTCCCCTACGGCCAGGACCGACGGGGCCGAGACATCAAGATCAAGATGAAACGTCCCCAGGTGAACATCCTCGCAGGGGCCACACCCACGGTCTTGATGAAGCTCCTCCCTGACGCAGCCTGGGAGCAGGGCTTCTGCTCTCGCCTGATGCTAGTCTATTCCGACGAGCAGATCATCTCCGACGACGCATTCCACAGGATCGAAACCCCCTTCGAAAGCGACCTGCTCCATGACCTCAAGATCATGAACACCATGCATGGTCTGTTCGAGGCCACTTCCGATTACCGGAACGCCGTCAACGCATGGCGCCACTCCGAGGACAAGGGTCCCCAACATCCCAAGCTCGTCCACTACAACGTCCGAAGGATGGCCCATCTTCTCAAGCTCACCATGATCAGCGCCATCGATCGGTCCAACGTCCTCCTCCTAACCATTGAGGATTTCAAACAGGGGATGGCCTGGCTCGTCGAGGCCGAACACTACATGCTCGGTGTCTTCAAAGCCGGAGGCATGACCCCTGACTCAAAGGCCATGGACGAGATCCACCACTTCGTTGCCACGATGGACCAGGGGCGGGGAGTCAGTGAGAGCCGTGTGTTTAACTTTGGCAGGGAGAGGGTGAATGCCAATACCTTAGAGAGAGTCATTGGGATAATGATGCGCTCTGGCCTGCTGGTTCAGAAGGCAATAGACAAAGATGGAAACAGATGGTTCAAGGCAGGCAAGACAGAGGACGACTAGCATCCAGTGCAGATAGACGGCAGGGGTGGCCTCTCAGTGGATGCCGAATAATCTGGAGGCCCCACCGAAAATCTCTGCGGCAACCCAGAACGCAAGGCCTGCTGCTACCAACCTATTCCAATGCGGCGACCCCAGCGGGACGCAGGCCAACACGAAGCAGACGAAAGCAAAGACTTCCAGTACTAGACCGAGATTGTTCATAGCTTCCTCCCTTAAGGGGCTGAGCGTATTCCCAGCCCCCACATTCTACAGACTTACTTCTTAGGCGTACCCGGAGGCTGCTCAGCTATCGGATGCGTCGGTGCTGCCGGTGGAGGCTGGATCAGAAACCAGACGCCACCAACACCAACGACGTAGACATGCACCAACGCCTTTTCTCCTGTAGCTGGTGCAGTGGGCGGAATGACTATCGGATGCGTCGGCGATAGACCATTGCCTGGCTCCGGCGGCTTCTCACCCGGAGGAAGCGGGATGTAGATCGGAGGGGTCGGCATTGGAACGTTACCACCGCCCCAGATCCCTGGTTGCCAACCTGGGCCACCGATATCAACATAGGAAGGAGGACCACCCCAAATCCCAGGAGGAGAACCACCTGGGGCGATGGGATGTGACGGATAGCCAGGGCTAGGCCAGATACCTGGAGGAGGTCCACCAGGGGCGATAGGATGAGAAGGGTAACCCGGTCCAGGCCAAATACCAGGAGGAGGACCACCCGGTGCGATGGGATGAGTAGGCCATCCAGGTACACCGAACCCTGGATCAACTGGCCCACCGCCAACTGGACTGATCATAGCTAAGAACGGCTGCATATTAAACTCCTTTGGTTGGATTTACAGGCTAGCTAGTTTCTTCTTCTTCGAACTTCCAATGCACCTTGCCCTTCCCCACTAT